CCCACACGCCAGATTTAAGCTCCATTTTGTAGTCATCAATAGCACCACGAAGGTCATTAAGTTGGCGTGATGCCTTCATAAACGCTTCTGGTGCTTTTGGTTGTAATGGAATGATTGGAGTTAATGGTTGCATTCCAGTAGGCGCTGCTTGAGGTGTGCCAGCACCACCAGTAGGAGCGCCAGCAGGAGCTGGAGCGCCAGCAGGACGAGGTGCGCCACCTACACCGCCACCGCCACCGCCACCAATTTGGAAGTAACCGCCAGCCTCTGCACCGCCAACTACTTGAGGTGCAAGTGTCTTACCAAGACTTGTACCTGCTGGCACTTTGTCTTTATCCACAAATGTAATTACGCCACCCCTGTCAACTTGGATGAGTTCTCTTGCTGGTCCAAATCCTTGAACAGTTCTAAATGTGCCGTCACTCATTTGATTGACTAGTATTTGCTTACCTTCAGAGTCAGTAACCTTGATTGGCGCTCCCATTGGTTTCTCTATTGGAGCAAACTGTCCAGAGACAGGGATAAATTGACCACTCTTTGTACGCTGCACATACTCGCCAGATGCGGTTTTAAAGATATCTCCAGTAACTTCTTCTCTTGGCTTAATCTTTAGGGCTGACTCTAAATACTTTGCTGCAATGTCTGGATATCCTGATCTTTCAGCAATCATGTATTTATTCATTGCGTCTTGATACAACATATCTTGCTGAGACATTCTTTGCGTAGGCGCTTGCACTTGCTGACCTATTAAGTTTGCACGCGCAACGGTAGGACCAGCAGGTAGACCCTCCATAGATATGGCTTGATCTGGCGTGATCGTCGTGACTTCACCACCACCACCCATTTGCGGTTGCATTTGTTGCGTTTGCAACGCCTTGCGGAAGTCTTCCATACGCTTGGCTTCCATTAGTTTCTGTCTTGTCAACAAACTCTGCACAGCACCTTGCTGTGCTTGCTGGTAACCCTGAGCACCTGCTTGCAAAGCACCGCCAAGTGCTTGACCTAAAGAGATAGGGGTACGGCTTGGACCGCCAGCCTGTAAGAGCGCTGCTGCTGCTTGCAGCAACGCTTGGTTTCTAATTCCACTTTGCTGGTCAGCGCTTAGATAGTCTTCTAGACCAGTACCGCCACCGCCAAAGAGTAAACCACCAAAGTCTTGTATTGCCATGATCTACCCCTTAACCTAAGAATCCAAGCAGACCGCCTAGACCAGCACCGTAGCCAGCGTACTCGCTACCAAACTCTTTGCCACCAATCAATGATCCAAGTTGAGCGCCACCTAAAGCACCGCCAAACGCTGATGCAGATGGGTTTCGATAGATTGGTGTTGAGGTGCTTTCACCGATTCTTGCTGGTTGCAAACTTAGTGCTCCTTGAGCCACATTCAAGCGCTCTAGACCTAAGTTGCGAGCTGCATCGAGTCTTTGTTGCTCGTACTGCTGCATCATTTGTTGCTGCGATAGACCTAAGTTCTGAGCCTGTGCAAAGCCAGTCTGACGAAGTTGTGCAACGGCATTAGTTGCATTGCGTAACGCTGCCTCATCAACCAGCGATCTGGTTACGCCTTGGCGTGTACCGCCAAAGGCTTTGGCTGCTGTGGCTGCTGCGCCTTCAGCAGATATTTGACCTTGGCGAGCACGCTCAATGTCACCCAAAGTTCCTTGGATAACTTGTTGCTCATAGGGGTTCATGTACTTCTGAACCATACCAAGGTTGTACTCAGCATAAGGAGCAAACTGTCTAGTGCCTAAGCCAGCAGCCGTTGCTCTGGCTTCCTCTAGGTTGCGTAGATATGCAGCCTTCACATCTGGATCAATGCTAGTCGTTGCGGTGCTTGATGTTGGTGTGCTTCCACCCAAAGCCTTTGCAGCCGTTAAGCCAAGACTTGCTGCTTGTAGTGCATTTGCTGGATTAGCCGTAGCCCAATTAAGAGCACCGCCAATTAAACTTGGTTGAGTAGCATTGACTGCTGCCTGAGCTGCTGCTGCGCCTGTTGCACCGCCTATACCGCCAGCAGTTAAACCACCTCCAGCACCAGTAGCAGCCATATCGCCTAATGCTGTACCAAAACCAGCATCTGTAACGGCAGACGCTGGGACTGTGCTACCAGCAGCATTCATATATGCACCAATCTCTGGTGCGTAGTAGTAACCGCCAGCAAGTAATGCTGCCGTAGTCCAACCATTAGGACCAAGCGTATCGCGCACGCCCTGATCGATGCTCACGCCAATATCGCTCACGGTGTCAATAGCACCCTGACCAATATCACCAATACTGCTAACTACATCTCCAACGACTCCACCCATATCATCTCCCTTGTCACACCTTGTTGGTGTAGATAAAAGCCTTCGATCCGTCCAATAGTGATATTTGACATTTCTCAGACCAGCCAAATGACTTGGCAAATCTTGCAAGTTTGATGTCATCTTCGCGTATTAGCGCGTAGATAGGCTTCCCAATTAAATCCTCCACAAGAGCAAAGTCCCTATGACAACCTCTTTTGACTTCAGCCGACCACTTCTTTATGTCGATATGAAACCATAAAAGACCCTCAAAGAACTCCAAGTAAAAGGTGTAATCCTCTCGGATACACACAGGTACTTTCCCCGCCCTTAATTCTTGATCCAATTCTAAGTCACCGTTTGCCCATTGCGACAACATCAAATCGGTTAACGCCAACGCGCCAGTCCTCTAAGACATTGCCCGTGTACCTGACCTTGACCTGTCTGGCAGCGAACCTCACATCTGTGGGTTGAGCTGCTGCATACGGTCCATAAGTCGTCTCAGTCGCCATCGGATACATCCGAGTCTTGAAGGACACAACGACCTCGCCTAGCGTTTGCTCGTCTGGGATAACCCGACGCACAGACATGATGTTGTCGCCAGCACCAATCTCGTAAGGACCAGACTCAGCGAAGGGGACAGCGCTGTCATAGGCGTAGCCGACTTCGTGCTCGTAGATGTAGCCGTCAGTTGAAATCATCAAAGGATTGGTGAATACGCCTCTGTCAGTTCCAGCAGTACGAGCCAAACTACCAATAGCCCAATGCCCTTCGCGGTAGTTGTAGACGACATAGGAGTCGTTTTCATTGCTGGCGCTAGACGGGTAAAACCAGATGATCTCGCCATATTTACTATTGTGGACAGCGTAGACCTTGCTTGACTGGTTGTAGTTGATGTTCTGGAAGATGTAGTCGCCAACATCCGACACCAAGGGCTTGACATATCCGTCGTACACCCAGAAGCCTGACTTAGACATCCAGATGGCTGCGGTATCAATGGCTGCGACAGCCTGTGATGAGATCACGCCACAACCTGATCCTGCCTTCTCAAAGGAGTAGACATAAGGCAGACCAATGTATGTCGCCACATGGACATCGACATCGGTAAACAAAAGATTGATACCCCTGACGCGCTTACCGCACTTCAGAGAGCCGACAGAGTTGATCTCAAAGCTACCTGCCTGATTCGTTGCGGATGGTGTCCAGACGGTATTGTTTTCTTGATCGCACCACGCCACAAGTCTAGGATTACCAGAAGCACCAAGTCCAAAGACAAAGCGCTCTGCCGTCGTCATCACAGCCTCGCAACCAGTTGGCGCGTTAGTAATCGCCACCGCCAATGTTGGCGTGGTAAAGCCTAACTGCCACTCAAGGAGCTGACCATCTGAACTTGAGCACGCAACCAAATACTCGCCCCATGAGTCCATTGACCAAGTTGTCGCTGGGATTATTCCTCCCAAGTCTGGACGCGCCACACCGTAAGCGAAGTCCCCATAAGTACCGTAGCCGTAACCAGTCTTTAGCGTTGCGTCTGTAATGCCGTTTGTGAAGGTTGTAGGCGTGATGTCTTTCAAGACTCCAGCCTCGCTCATTGCGTATAGTTTTGTTGGAGTTCCAGCAGCAATATAACGAGTATCGGAATTAGTACGCCAAGTCAACATCCCACGACTGACACCAGTCATTTGTGAGGTTGAGCGCTTACGCCACCCACCCCAAGGTCTCAATGTGTTCTCAAACCAACGCACAAGGTTTGAGTCGTACCAGCGCCCCGCAGACTGGTACTCAGTACCGTTGCGGTAAACGCCAGCAGGGATTTTGATTGGTACGAGTGCCATAGGTCAATTATGCTGAAAGATTGGACACAAAGGTAACCGTCGCAATGACAGACGGTATAGATGGTCTTGTTGGCGTGGAGCTGGCAGCGTAGTGCTCAATGTATGCACCAACATCTGAGGTGTGCCACATGAGTTCAACATAGTCGTTTGTGTCAAGACTTACAAAGAAATTCATTGCACCGATAAGGTGAAATGGGTTTCCCGCACTCTTTCGTGGTGCTAGTCCAAAGCGTGAATTCGACTTGTCGATGTTTGTGCCGTTCTTGCGAAACCAGATGTCAATATCATTCGACGCACTCGTCGTGTTTACTAACTGCACGCTGAACTGAATGTTATAAATTCCAGACTGAGACACATTGAGTCTTGACGAGTTAGACAAGGTTACGCCATTGTTGAAGTCAGTTGTGTCGAAGGTTATGGCATAGGCAGTCGTCGTATTGGCTGCCGTTTGGTCTGTGCCGTCTTGGAATGCCCCGTAAGGCATATTGATAAACCTCCCACCCCGTGGTGACGCAAGGGACTGCAAGGCATTTGTCAACTTCAAGAAGAAGGTGCGCAAAGCACCATTCGTCTGCGCAACAGTCAGACGGTCATACCGATCCTGCGGATTAGGCAGATCGGGTACGGCTGGAGTCTGGAGTTGCTGGTAGAAGTTCGTCATAGAGCCTTGTTGTATTCGTCTTGCGTGAGTAAGCCAATGGCGTATTTGTTTTGAGGTCTGAAGATGGTCAGTTTCTGCTGACGCATTGCTGGCGCAAAGGAGATGTGAGTCCAGCCCTTATCGCCAAACTCATGGATCATCTGGTCAAACTTGATACCTGCTGCGTCAATAGCCTTACAGACCTCTAGTGGAGTGCCAAAGCCTCTACACACAAAGTCAATAGCCCAGCCGTCCATGTGCGAGCTGATCTTCGATCCACCCACCGCCACATTGACTTCTGGCAGTCGAATCCATGAATTGATGTTGATTGGTTTTCCAAGCAATGCCCTGACCTTCTCCATGCCAGCAGCAGCCGTCTTCATGTTCTCCAGTTGCTGTGCGTCTGGCTGGTTGCTTATACCGAGCCTTGTGGCGGTATCAGAGTGCGTTGCCTCTTCAAGACTAAAGTGCTCACTTAGTTGCATCATCTTCTCCCACAATGGCTTTTGCAATGGCTGTCGATGCCTTGCGTCCTGAGATACCGCCCATAGTGCCGACACCCATAAACGCAATGGCTTTCAAGATTTCAAGGAAGATTGCGTCAATCGGTGCGAGTTCAGCGTCTTGCTTCTCGAAGCCAATAAGCCACAAAGTACCAAACGCAATGCCAAGCACCATGATGGTGATCGACTTGACGACGAATGCCCAGACTTGGACTTCGACCTCTTCCACCGTCAGTTGTGGACGATTAGCCCTAGCCAACATCATTTGCTTTAAGAATTCAATCATTTAACACCTTTCATCATCTCTTCAGTTTTAGCCTTGCTACCAGCAGAACTACCGCGATGGAAGTTCACCACCGTACCCGTTAAAGTCCACAACGATCCCAAAGCCGTGAAAGC